GATATCGCCGGCGGCGCCGCCCGGGCGCGTGCGACGTGCCCCTGCTCCCGCACGACCTGACCTACGCCCGCCTGTACCCGTGCGGCTGGCGGTGTGACCGGCACAGCCCGGCAGCGCTGCCCGCCCTGCTTCTGACTGCTCAGTGAGGAACCGAATGCAGACGAGAACCGAGACGCTTGCCACGCCGCCCGCCGCCCTTCCCCGGCCCGCTGGCTACGACCGCCACCGGTGGGAGCAGGCCGTCATCATCAGCGACCTGCACCGCAACACACGGATCGCGGCGTTCGTGCTGGCCCATCACGCCGACCTGTACGGCGTTCTGCGCGCGGGCGGGGTGCAGTCCGCCGGCCGACTGGCGCACCTGGCCAGCATCACGCCCAAGCAGGCACGCCTCGCGCTCCAGCAGCTGGAGAACTGGCACTACATCGAGCGGCCGGACATCCGCGACTGGCCGCCGAACAATCCCGTGCGGCCGGTGACCCTGACCCTGCCGCCCCTGCCCGCCCGTACGGAGCCTCCGCATACCGGCGAGGTGCCAAGTGAGCGCGGCTGAGCGGCAGTTAGCGCTGCTGCCCGACGACCCGCCCGCCTACGGCGGCCCCGCGGCCGCCGCCGTCGAGCCGATCCGCACCCAGGGCCGCACCGAGTACGCCATCCACTGCGACGGCCCGAGCGGCTGCGGCAGCGTCCACCGCCACATCTTCCCCGGCGTGCGCCGGGGCCCGTGCGGCGCCGAGTACACCGTGCCCGGCGCTGCCGACGACGACACCGAGACCACCGACGACACCAGCTAGGACCCGATGGACCAGGCCCGCGCGCTCCCCGCCGAGCCCCGCCGCAGCAGCGGCGGGGCCGGTGGTGCTGCCCGGGCCGACCTCCCGCCCTGGCACGGCCAGAGGGTCAAGATCCCCGCGAGGCTGTGGACGTCGGGCCACTACTCGCACGGCGCCGTCCGCTACTGGGGACAGCTCGCCGCGCTCGACCGGCCCGCCGAGGGATGCCGCGCCGGCGTCGCCACCCTCGCCCGGTACCTCGGCGACAGCACCAGGACGACCGAGCGCTACCTCGCCGAGCTCGCCGAGCCCGGCCCCGACGGCGTGCCCGAGATGACGACCGTCCGCCACACCCACCCGGGCGGTACCGGCACGACCGCCGAGCGCCGCATGCGGCCCGTCGCGCGCATCGAGCACTTCGCGTACGTACCCGTCACCGCGATCAAGGCCCTGCGTCCGACGCTGGTCCTCGCCTACTGCGTCCTGGCCTGGGCCGTCGCCGTCGGCGCCCCGCACACGGCCGCCGAGCTCGGCGCGGCACTCGGTGTCACCGTGCGGACCGCGCGCCGCCTCGTCGACGAGCTGGAGGCCCTCGGCTGGGCCGTCGTCGAGCGCCGCGCGGGACACCAGGGACGCCACCTCGTCACCGTCCACGACCACCCGCTCCACCTCGTCCCCGCACTGGTCACAGATGGCGGATCGGGTGCGGACACAGATGGCGGATCCCTCGCGTCTAAGGAAGACCCTGGACTGACTGACGAGAGAACCACGCAGGTCGGTGGGGCTTTCCGCCGTAGGCGAGCTGACCGTAAGTGGGCCGGGGAGCCTGTGGAAAACCCGGTCGCTCCGGTCGCTGCGACGTTCCGGCCCGCGCCCTCTGCGCGCCCCCTGGAGCGCCCCGCGTACGCCGGACCCCAGCTGACCCTCAGCCGCGATGCCTGGGCGCTCGTGAAGCCCGTCCTAACCCCTGTGAGTGATCTCCTGCCGCGCTGCTCGCCGTACATGACCCGGCGCATCGTCCGCGAGATCCTCCGCCAGATCCGCGAGGACGGGATCTGGCCCGACGAGATCCGCGACCAGGTCGCCCGCCTGCGCCGCTGGACCCCCGACGAGGAGATCACCGACCCCGGCCGCTGGCTCCTCGGCGCCGTCCTGCCCGTCCGCTCCCGCTGCGGCATGACCGGCTGCCACTGGGGATTCCTCGCCCACACCGGCATGCCCTGCAAGACCTGCACCGAACTCGACCACGCCCGGGCCGCCGGCATCACCGCCGACCACCCACCCCATACGAGCACCTGGCACGAGTGCGCCGACTGCCGACAACCCAGCCGCATCCCCCTCACCGCAGGCCTCTGCCACACCTGCAGACCCACCGCCTGACCCGGAAGGACACCGACCTGCCATGTACGAGAGCCCCACCCGCCGGACCACCACCGGCTACGGCACCTGCGACGACTGCAGCCGACGCGTCCTCTACGCCCTCACCACCACACACCGCAAGATCATCGCCATAGACCCGCGCGAGGACCCCACCGGCAACCAGGCCATCTCGGTGCGGGAGTCGATCTACTGGACGCGCCAGCTCAGCAAGGACCGGCCCGCCGCCGAGGAACGCGAAGTCCTGCGGCGGCCGCACTTCTCCTCCTGCCCCGTCGCCCGCGCCCGGGCACGCAAGCGCGCGGCCGCCGCACGGCGCACCGCAGGCCGCGCCCTCACCGGCGTACGCCCCGCACCGTGGCGGCCGCGATGAACCGACACGACCAGCTCGACGACGCGATCTTCCACCCCCGGAGCCACACCATGACCCACCACGCCCCGCTGCCCTCCACACCCCAGGACGCGATCGCCGCCGCCCTCGACCACTACTGGATCACCAGCGACCCCGCCGGCACCTTCCACACCACCGAGGCCGCCCAGCACATCGACGCCAGCCTCACCGGCTACGGCTACACCATCACCACCGCGGCCGCCGCAGCCGCGCCCCGCTGCACATGCCCGACCCCGAGCCGCGCGGCCGTCGCCTTCACCGCCCTGCTCGCCCTCGTCTGCCTCCTCGGATGCCTCTACTGCCTCATACGCGGCGAGCAGGGCTGGGCGTTCGCCGCCCTCGTCGGCGCCGGCGCCCTCACCAACGAGACCGCCGCCAACCTCCGCACCCGCCGGGCCCACAGATGAGCAACGCCGAACTCCTCGCCGAGGCGATCGCCGCCGTGGCCGTCCTCATCCGCGCCTACCTCGGCTGGTACCTCGCCCTCGTCGCCGCCCTCACCGTCCTCCTCCTCGCCCTCGTCGGCGCCCTCAACACCCTCTACGACCACTACCGCCGCCCCGGCAAGGACCCAGCGATGACCGTCACCGAGCACACCGGCCCCTACGGCACCGCGCACCGCGTCCCCGAGACGAACTACGAGGCCGTCAGCCCCGCAGCCCTCGACAGCTGGATCATCACCGCGCCCTGCTGGCACCCCCACTGGACGCAGTACGCCCTCGCCCTCGTCTCCCTCGCCCACATCCCCGACGTCCCCCAGGCCCAGCTCCACCGGCCCGGCATGACCCACGAAATCAACGTCGTCGCCCTCGACCCCGAGCACGGCCCCTACGACGCCCACACCCTCAGCCCCGGCCGCCTCCGCTACCTCCTGCCCGTCAACATCGCCGAGCAGGTCGCCACCACCGACGAGACAGCCCGCGACCTCACCCAGCAGTGCGCCCACGCCGTCGTCCACGGAGCCCTCTGCCCCGAGACCGCCGACGCCCCCGACCGCATCCGCACCTACTGGCGCCAGACCATCCGCGACATCCTCGGCCACACCAACGACCCCCACCACGGACACCTCACCTAGCCACTCCACGCGCACGCGCCTGCGATAACGCAGGCGCGCGTGCGCGCGAAGACTGTCATTACTATCCAGTAGCCATGGCCGGTCACCCCCGGCCGGAAAGAATGATCATGAGTATGAGTCAGCCCAGCACCGAGGACCTCCAGGAGCTGCTCGGCCAGCTCCGCACCGAGATCAGCGAGGCCCGCGGAACCCTCAAGGACCTCCGCTACGAGATCAAGACCGCCCGCGACCTCACCGCCACCACCCGCCAGCTCGTCACCGAACTCGCCAAGACCCAAGTCCGCGACCTCCTGGCGGACGAAGTCACCCGCCAGGTCACCGCCCTCGGCAAGGAGACCGAGCGGCAGATGGGCATGGCCGCCGCCAAGGTCATGGCCGAGTTCGACAAGCTCCGCGACCTCCTCCTCGGCCGCGAACACGTCGCCGACGGCCGCGAGGAACGCTCCATCCCCGAACTCCTCGAAGACCCCGCCATCCTCGCCCGCGCCCAGCACGCAGCACGCCGCAACGCCGCCGAGGCCGACCGTGAGTAGCTGCCCCCTCTGCCCCCGCACCGCCCCCGACGGCCAGCACCTGTGCCAGCTGCACGCCGGCGAACTCCGCGGCTGGCTCACCGAACTCCCACGCCAGGCCCTGCTCCTCGAACAGTTCGTCGCCGCCGGCGGACAGCCCCCCGAGGGCCGCCTCGGCGGCAGCGGCCGCGCCCACGCCCCACTGCCCGTCGACCTCCGCGTCCTGGTCCTCCTCGGCCCCGGCCGCCACGACCCCGTACTCGGCACCGACGACGACGGCGAGGCGCCGATCGCCGCCGTCCTCGGCGCCTGGGCCGGACACATCGCCTACCACCACCCCGCCGCCCACCGCGACCCGCACGGCACCGCCCGCACCCAGCCCTGCGACCAGGCCTGGCCCACGCACGGCGAGACCATCCCCGGCTGGTGCACGTGGCTCCTCGCCTACCTCCCGTACGCCCTCACACTCCCGCTCGCCGCCGAGCTCCACCGCCAGATCGGCGACCTCGTCCGCCGCATCCGCAACCTCACCCACACCACACCCCAACAGCACCCCCGCGCCGCGCCCTGCCCCGCCTGCGGCCTTTGCCCCCTCGTCCGCACCGACGGCCGATGGCACATCCACTGCCTCAACTGCGGCCACCAGATGACCCCCGAGCAGTACGACCAGCACGCCGCACGCTTCGTTCAGGCCGTTCAGGACGAGCAGGCCTCCAGCTCAGCTGACGGCCACGCCGCATAACCCCTTATGCGAACACGCGTTCCCATCGGACACTCGCTGAACAGTGCACCGACTTGCTCGCCACCCCCAGTGGCGCACGCGACCCGCACCGAGAAGAGGCCCACCATGCCCACCTGGACCCTGCACCGAGGAGACGCCCTCACTCTCCTGCGCACCCTGCCCACCGGCGCGGTCAGCGCGACGATCACCGACCCGCCCTACAACTCCGGCGGCATGACCACCGCCCAGCGCACCGGCAGCACCGCCCGCGGCAAGTACGTCAGCGGCGACGCCCAGCACCAACTGCCCGACTTCGACGGCGACACCCGCGACCAGCGCAGCTACACCCTCTGGCTCACCCTGATCCTCACCGAGTGCTACCGCATCACCCGGCACGCCGGACCGCTCCTCGTCTTCACCGACTTCCGCCAGCTGCCCGCCACCTCCGACGCCCTTCAGGCGGCCGGATGGACCTGGCGAGGCATCGTCCCCTGGCACAAACCGATCTCCCGCCCATGCAAAGGCGGCTTCAACCGCGCCTGCGAATACGTCCTGTGGGCCACCAAAGGCCCCGTCGACGCCGCACGCAATCCCGTCTACCTCCCCGGCCTGTACTCGGCCAGCCAGCCCCGCGGCAAAGGCCGCGTCCACATCACTCAGAAACCCGACAACCTCATGGCCGAACTGATCAAGATCTGCGCACCCGAGGGCACCGTCCTGGACCCCTTCACCGGCTCCGGCTCCACCGGCGTCGCCGCCCTCACCTCCGGCCGCGACTTCATCGGCATCGAGCAGTCCGAACGAATAGCGGACACCGCACACACGAGACTCGCCGCCGCATAACCACATCCCACGCCTATGCCACACTGAGGCCCTGCGCGTTATCGGCGCTTCACAAGGAACAGCACGCGGCCCGCCTCACCCCCTGTTGAGGCGGGTCGGCGTGTTCCTGCTGGACAAAGATCGTCGCTTAGCGTCACACTCCTGACAGCAGCACACGTGTGCCCACCTGGAATTTACGGACGCGGGAAACCGCCGAGCGCAGCAACAGCCGGGCTCGCGCCCCGGCAACCGCGGGCCGAAACCACCCGCCCGCACCGCAGCCCCGGACCACCCAGGCCCGGGGCTGCGGCACACCCCGGGGGAGGCGAGCCGTGCTCTACACCACCGCCCAGGCAGCCGACCACGCCACCAAATGGCGCCAGTTCGGCACCGGCACCCCCGCCACCGTCACCCCCGCCGCCATCCGCAAATGGGCCTCCCGAGGCCACCTCGACCCCGCAGGCCTCGACGACCAGGGCCACCCCCTCTACGCCCTCACCGACATCGCACGCGCCGAGAAAGCCACCCGCGACCGTGCCCTGCGCCTCGTCGGCACCGGCGCCACATGACTCCCGCTGCCCGGTGGGGCGACCGGAGCTCCCGCAGGCGCCCCGACGCGCGCGGTACGAGCCCGGCACCGGGCAGCGGGACAGACGTCACGGAACGGCCACACCCCCACCACACCGCACGTACGCCACGGCATGATGCCCCTCCAGCCGATCGTCCTTGGGGGGACACATGAGCGACTACCTCGCCGTCCAGTCAGCCGCACGCACCGAGAAACTCCGCACCTGGTGCGCCTGGGCCGCTGGAAACGTGATCATGTTCATCATCGCCCGGGCCACTCGGCACGTCCCCGTCGTCAGCGTCTGCACGCAGGTCCTGGCCGCCGTCGCGTTCCTGCTCCTCACCTTCACCGCCCTGCGGATGAACAGCGCCCTCAACCGCAAGATCACCGCCGCCCGCCGCGAGGTCCTCGGCGACGACCTGTAGCCGGAGGGGGCGCTGTGGCCGGCAACCCCCGCAACGGGCGCCCCTACCGCACACTCTGCGTCCAGCAGCGCGCCCTCGGCCTGCCCTGCTGGTGGTGCGGCCACGAGATCGACTACACCCTCACCGGCTACGCAGCACAGCGCAGCCGCTGGGCCTTCACCCTCGACCACGCCATCCCGCTCACACGCGGCGGCGACCTCCTCGACCCCGCCAACGCCCGCTCAGCGCACCGCAAGTGCAACAGCGCCCGGGGCAACCGCATCGTCCAGCCCCAGCCCCGAGCGTCGAGGAGATGGTGACCATGAGCGACAGCGAGCAGAGCCACGAAGAGCAGCGCACCGGGCGGCTGCGCGAGGCCCAGGACCGCGCATTCTTCTGGGCCTGGAAGGCGAACGACGAGTACGTGGAGGCAATCGACTACGAGAACCGCTCGCGCGCCCCCTACGACTCCGCCGTCGCCCGGCAGAGCGACCGCATGGCCATGGAACGCCGCCTCGCTGACTTCCACGGCGTACGGTCCACCGAGGCGCTCAAGCTCGCCGAGATGTGGGCCCACGTCGCCGAGGCTCTCGCCGGTGGCGAGCAGCCCGTCACCAACCTGCTGACGGCCCGCCCGCCCCACAGTGGCAGCCTCACCGACAGCCTCGCGAACCCCGCCCTCGTCGGCCGCGGTCACCCGTAGCCACCACCCCCGGGGAGGTGACGCCGCGTGTTGTACGTCATCACGGGCCCGCCCGCCTCGGGCAAGAGCACGTGGATCCAGGCACACGCCAAGGCCGCCGACGTCGTGATCGACCTGGACCGGATCACCATGGCGCTCACTGGCCCGGGTGCGCCGCAGTGGTCGCAGGACCGCGTGCACGTACGCGTCGCCCAGCGCGCCCGGTACGCGGCCATCGACGAGGCGCTCCAGCACCTCGACGACGTCGACGTCTACCTGATCCACACCATGCCCAGCCCCAAGGCCCGCGCCCGCTACCGGCGCCTGGGCGCCGAGATCGTCACCGTCGACCCAGGCGAAGACGTCGTGCGCGAGCGCGTCGCCGCGATGCGCTCGCCCGCCATGGACGGTGTGGTCACCAAGTGGTACCGGGACTACCGCAAGGGTGGCTCACGCCCCGTCACTGCCCAGACATCCCGCGCCTGGTGACTCGGCTCGGTCCGTGTCGGACGCGGTCGGAGTCGTCGAGTGATCAGCGTTCGTGTCCGATTCGCACCGCTTGCCGAGGCGATCGAGTGCAGAGGGGAGGGGGGCCGTGGGCCGACGTGAATCGAAGGGGCGGGCGACCCAAAAGCCCTTGTCGCCCGTTTCTCTCCCCGCGCGGCGCGCACTAATCCGCTGGCCTGCACTCCAGCGATTTAGTGACGCTACGTCACTATATGGGAAGTAGCTTAGAGTTACTGATCTCTTGTTACCTTCCGTGACTATCTGTCTGGTTACGGGGGGGGATGCCCGATGGGTGATGCTCCGAAGCGCCGACTGCGCCGCGGTGCCATCGCGGCAGCGACTACCGCCCAGCTGCAGGACCTCGGAGTCGACCCCGCCTCGCACGCGCTGGCCGCGGCCGCGCTCCGCCTGGCGGCAGAGATCGACTCCGCCTCCGATCCCAAGGCCGCCGCGACCGCAGCCCGCGAACTGCGTTACGCGATGGCCGTCGTCGTCGCGGCCGCGCCCCCGAAGGAACGCGGCGACCGGGCCGACGAGATCGCCGCACGGCGGCAGAGACGGCTCTCCCCTCCGGCCGCCAAGAGTGCCCGGTGATCGGCAGCCAGACGCCCCGGATCCTGTCCGTCCCGTGGCGTCGCCGTATCGGCACCGGACGGTGGGACGGCATCGAGGACCAGGAGGCGCTCGACTTCCGCTCGCCCTCGGGCCAGGAGTGCATCGACCTCGTCGAGGACGCCGGCCTGCACCTGGACCCGTGGCAGCAACTCGCCCTGCATCACAGCCTCGTCGAGGACGACGAAGGCCGGTGGGCGTCCCTGGACGTCGTCCTCAACGTCGCCCGCCAGAACGGCAAGGGCGGGTTCCTGGAAGCCCGTCAACTCGGCGAGGTCATCCTGTTCGGCGGGCGGCTGGTCATCCACACCGCCCACCAGTTCAACACTGCCCAGGAGTCGTTCCTCCGCCTCGACCAGGTCATCGAGGGCTCGTACGCACTCAGCCGGCGCGTGAGGACCGTGAAGCGCTCGCACGGCGAGGAGGGGTTCACCTTCTTCAACGGGGCGCGCATCCGTTTCCTGGCCCGCGGAGGGGACAGCGGCCGAGGCTTCTCGGGCGACCTGGTCCTCATGGACGAGGCCATGAAACTACGGGCCGCCCCCATCGGCGCCCTCATGCCCGTTCTCTCCGCCCGCCCCAATCCACAGCTGGTGTTCACCGGCAGCGCGGGCCTGGGGGCCGAGAGCGAGCAACTGGCGCTGCTGCGCGCCCGGGCCCTGGGCGAGGGCGAGTTCGACCCGTCGCTGACGTACCTCGAATACTCGATCGACCAGCACACGAAGGACTGCCCGACCGACACCGAGGGCCGCATCGTGTGCGAGTCGCACGACGACCGCGGCGAGGAGGCCTCGTTCGCCCGGGCCAACCCGGCGCTGGGCATCCGCATCCGGACGGCGTACGTGCTGCAGGAGATGCGCAGCATGCGGCCGGACCTGTTCGACCGCGAGCGCCTGGGCGTAGGCGACTACCCCCAGGTCTCCGACGAGACCTGGCAGGTCATCCCCAAGGCCACATGGGAGAACCTGACCGATACCTCGTCGCAGCCCGGGGATCCGGTGGCGTTCGCCATCGACACGAACCCCGAGCGCACCTGGACGGCGATCAGCGTCGCCGGCGCCTCGGGTGAGTCCGTGCACGTCGAGGTCGTCGAGCACCGGCCCGGCACGGACTGGGTCGTCGACTGGGTCGTCGAGCGCGACCAGCGGTGGAATCCGTGCGCCTGGGTCATCGATGAGGGCGGCCCGGCCGGATCCCTCGTCGAGGCCCTGCGCAAGGCCCTGCGGTACGAGGACGACGAGGACCTTGAAGACCGCTCGGAGAAGGTCGTGTGCCCGAAGGTCCGCCAACTGGCGCAGGCCTGCGGCCAGTTCTATGACCGCGTCACCGACACCGGGTCGATCGCGCACCTCGGGCAGGCGCCGCTGGCAGCCGCGCTCGCCGGCGCGCAGAAACGCGACCTCGGCGACGCCTGGGCCTGGACACGCAAGAGCGACGGCGTCGACGTGAGCCCCCTGGTGGCCACGACGTACGCGGTGTGGGGGTGGGAGATGTACCACGACGTCGAGCAAGAGGAGGCGGAGCCGTGGGGCGCCTACGTGTGACCGAGTGGTCGCAGCTGGCCCGGGCGCGGCTCGGCTACTGGACAGGGTGTGCAGTCCTCTCCGTGGGTGCGGCAGTGCAGTTCGGGCCCGGATACGGGCTGATGGCCGGCGGGGCGCTGACGGCCGCCTCGTTCCTGCTGCTGGTCGACGTCGAGGGCGAAGGAGAGAGCGATGAGTGACGAGCTGACCCTGCGCCGCGTGCCCGGCGGGATCGAGATCCTTGAGGCCCCGCGCAGCGCGTGCATCTCGCTGGAGGTGCTGCACGAGGCGTGCGGCCACGAACTCCGGGTGAACGGCGACAAGATCACGCTTGCCGACCAGGTCGTCTACCAGGTCACGGCCTGGCAGGCATCCCCGCCTGGCCTGCGGTGCTTCCTGATCGAGGACCGGCGGCCGCGGCCCGAGGGGGAGCGTTGACGAGCCTGTGGCAGCACGCGCGGCGGCAGGCCGCACGGGACGACGACTCATGGTCGGTGGGCGGCAACGTCTACTACGGCACCGGCCGGCCGATCGACGGCAAGGAACGGCCGCTCCCGATCGAGTTCGAGGCCAAGGTCCGCCACGCCTACAAGAGCAACGGGCCCGTCTTTGCGCTGATGATGGTGCGCCAACTGCTGTTCAGCGAGGCGCGTTTCCAGTTCCGGCAGATGCGCAACGGCCGGCCCGGTGAACTGTTCGGCACGCCCGATCTCGCACTGCTGGAAACGCCGTGGTCCGGGGGGACCACGGGCAATCTGCTGTCGCGGTACATCCAGAACGCCGACCTTGAGGGCAACGGGTACGTCACGAACTACAACCCGGGGCGGCTGAAGATCCTGCGCCCGGACTGGGTGACGATCATCACCGGCTCTGAGGAGGAGCCCAGCCTCGCGAGCGAGGCGATCGACTCCGAGCTGCTTGGCTACATGTACGACCCGCCCACCGGCAGCCAGCCGTGGTTCCTCCTGCCCGAGCAGGTGGGCCACTTCGCGCCGATCCCCGACCCCGAGTTCCAGTTCCGCGGCATGTCCTGGCTGACCCCGGTGATCCGGGAGATCGTCGGGGACACCGCGGCGACCCAGCACAAGCTGAAGTTCTTCGAGAACGGGGCGACGCCGCAGGTCGTCGTGTCCCTGGACCCGTCCGTGACCCCTGAGAAGGTCAAGAAGTTCCAGGCGCTCATGGACTCCGACCACCGCGGCGTCGACACCGCCTACAAAACGCTCTATCTGGGCGGCGGTGCGGACGTCACGGTCGTCGGCAAGGACCTGCACCAGCTCGACTTCAAGGCCACCCAGGGCGCCGGCGAAACCAGGCTCGCGGCCGCGGCCGGCGTCCCCTCCGTGATCGTCGGGTTCTCCGAGGGACTGGCGGGCTCGTCGCTGAACGCGGGCAACTACTCCAGCTCCAGGCGCCGTCTGGCGGACGGCACGATGCGGCCGCTGTGGCGCGAGGCCGCCGGATCGCTCGCCCCGCTGATCAACGTCCCCGCCGGGGCCGAACTCACCTACGACGACCGCGACATCGCGTGGCTGCGCGAGGACAGACGCGACGCGGCTGACATCCAGGGCGTACAGGCGCGCACGATCCGTTCGCTCGTCGACGCCGGTTACGAGCCCAAGACCGTGACGGCCGCGGTGGCGGCCGAGGACTACAGCCTCCTGCAGCACACCGGCCTGTACTCGGTCCAGCTGCAGAAGCCCGGCACCGGCCCGAGTGCCCCTTCCCCGACTTCCCCGACGACGGACCCGGAGGTGCCCTGATGGACGCGTTCCTGCGTTACTTCCCGCTCGAAGACATCCACGTCCGCGCAGGCGGGGACGGCCGTACGGTCGAGGCCTACGCCTCGGTCTTCGACACCCCCTCGGAGATCCACGACCAGGACGGCCACTACAACGAGGTCATCGACCGCCGCGCGTTCGACCGCACGCTGACCCAGCTCGCCCCCGCGGGCAACCGCAGCACATGGCGGGTGGGAGTGCTCTACAACCACGGCAGGACCTTGTTCGGTACGCCCTCGGAGCGCGGGGCGATGCCGATCGGTACACCGGTCGAGATCAAGGCGGACACCCGCGGCCTGCTGACCGTCACCCGCTACAACAAGACCGAGCTGGCGGACGAGGTCCTGGAGAACATCCGCGAAGGATCGATCAGTGCACAGTCGTTCTCCGGCGGGTTCCTGCGCTCCGACCCCGGCCGCACGCCGCGCGGCGGCTACCGGCCCGACGCCGGCGGCAAGCTGCGCACCGTACGGCGCCAGGAGATCAAGCTGAGGGAGTACGGGCCCACCCCGTTCCCCGCCTACCCCGACGCCGCGGTGATCGGTGTCCGCGCCGAGCAGGCCGCGCGCCTGCTGGCCGACCTTCCCCCCGACGAGCGCGAACGGCTCGTCGACATGCTTCGGACCGGCACCCCGCTGGACTCGCCGCAGGGCGAGACTCCCGCAGGCCCGCCGGCCAACGGCGACCCCGATCCGGGCTCCGCCGCCGAGGACCCGCCCGCAGGGCACTCCGCTCGGCAGAAGATCGCGTGGGCCAAGGTCCGCGCCGAGATCAAAGCCAGGAGGACCCGGTGACCACCACCAAGAGGAAGAAGAAGAGCGAGCGGCTCAGGGAGTCGCTCGACGCGATCCGCTCCGAGCTGTTCGCGCTCGAAGAGGTCGAGGAGCCGTCCGAGGAGCAGGCGACCCGCGCGGGCGAGCTTCTCGGCGAGATCGACACCGCGCAGGAGGCGTACGACGAGCAGCTGGAGCACGAGCGGCGCGTCGACGCCGTCCGGGCGGCCGCCGCCGTCCCGGGCAGTCAGGAGCGCACCCCGGGCGAGGGCCCGGAGTTCATGCGCAGCCGCGGCAACCCCTACGAGGAACTGGACCGCGTCCGCGGCGCCAACCTCACGGAGCGCTCCACCGTCGCCGAGCTCCGTACGCGTGCGCTGTACGCGGTGGAACTCGCCGGGGAGGAGCTGAGCGAGGACCAGCAGGAGCGCGTCGAGAAGCTGGTCCGCGCGGACCGTCGCGGCCGGATCGCGCAGCACCTGCTGCTGACCGGCTCCGAGGACTACATGCGCGCCTTTGAGGCGCTGCTCGCCAACGGCGGTAACCCGGCGCTCCTGGAGGACGACGAGGCGTCCGCGTACAAGCTGGCCGAGGCACACCGCCGGGCGATGACCCTGACGGACTCGGCGGGTGGCTTCCTCGTCCCGTTCACCCTGGACCCGACGATCATCCTCACGAACGCTGGATCGGCGAACCCGTTCCGGCAGGTGTCGACGATCAAGACGATCACCACCGACACGTGGAACGGTGTCTCCAGCGCCGGCGTGACGGCCGAGTGGCTGGCCGAGTCCAACCAGGCCGCCGACGCGTCGCCCTCGTTCGCGCAACCGTCCATCACGCCCAAGAAGGCAGCGGCGTGGGTGCAGGGCTCATTCGAGGTCCTGTCCGACTCCGGGTTCGGCGCGGAGGTCGGGCCGCTCCTGGCGGACGCCAAGGACCGCCTGGAAGCAACGGCGTTCGCCCTGGGCAACGGCAGCACGCAGCCCAAGGGCGTCATCACCGCGGTGTCCGCAGTGTCCGGCTCCGTCGTCAACTCGGCGAGCACCGACACCTACGCGGTGGCCGACGTGTACGCCGTCGAGCAGGCCCTGCCGCCGCGCTACCGGCTGACCGCCTCGCCGTCCTGGATGGCGAACAAGACGATCATCAACAAGACCCGGCAGTTCGACACCAGCGGCGGTTCTAGCTTCTGGGCCAACCTCGGCATGGGCCAGCCCGAGCAGCTGCTCGGCGCCCCCATCTACGAGGCCTCGGCGATGGACGGCGTCATCAACGCCAGCGCCGAGAACTACTCGCTGCTGCTCGGCGACTTCCGCAACTTCTACATCGTCGACCGGGTCGGAATGACCATGGTCTACGAGCCGCTCGTCAAGGGCTCCAACGGCCGGCCGACCGGCGAAGCGGGCTGGTTCGCCTACTGGCGCGTCGGCTCCGACGTCGTCAACGCCGACGCGTTCCGGCTGCTCGACATCACCTGATCCCCATCCACCCCCCGGGGCGCGGCCATCACCAGGCCGCGCCCCTTCCCGTTGCAGGAGACGAGTGATGTACCGAGCGAAAGAAACGTTCTGGGCGCCGGACAACCGGCGCATCGTCAAGGGCGACCTGGTCGCCCCCCACGATCCCGTCGTCGAGGGCCGCGAGGAACTGTTCGAGGCCGTCGTCATCCCGCAGGCCGTCGACCCCGCACAGGCCGCCGCAGCGCGGCAGGAGGCCGAGCCCGACGCCGACACCACGGCGGCCGCCGACACGGACCCGGGCGACCCGGAGCCAACGCCCGACACCGGCGACGTCCCCGCCGCGCAGGCCGACGACGCCGGCAGCAACGAAGACACCGGCGCCGCGACCCCGCCGCCCGCGCCGGCAGCCAAGAAGGCCCCGGCGAGGAAGACCACCGCGGCGTCCTCGAAGCCTGCAGGAGGTGACGCGAAGTGAAGCGCAGCGTCTACAACCACGTCCGCGCCAAGGCCTCGCTCGCCATCGCCGCCCGGACGACCGCCACCAACGGCACCGCCGTCGACCGGATGCTGTCCGGCGCCTCCGGCGCCAACGAATGGCACCAGTCGGTGATGCTGCTGGTCCACACCGGCACAATCACCGACGGAACCCACGTCATCACCCTGGAAGTCAGCGACGACAACTCGTCCTGGGCGGCGGCCGCGACCGGCGACGTGCAGGGCACCCTGCCCACCATCGCTGCCACGGACGACGACAAGCTCTACGAGGTCGGCTACACGGGCACCAAGCGCTACCTGCGCGCGGTCACCACACCCTCGGGTACCACCAGCGGCGGCGTGTACGGCGCGGTGATCCTCCTCGGCTTCCCCAACACCCTCCCGATCTCCCGGACATGAGGGGGACGGCATGGCGCTGCTGACCCTGGACGAGGCCAAGAAGCAGCTCAACATCACCAGCGACACCGACGACGACGAGCTGCAGACGTACGTCGACGCGGTCACCCCCGTGATCGAGGAGTACATCGGCCCCGTCGAGCCGCGCGAGGTGACCGAGCGGCTCGACGCGGAATCCGGGCGCCGCTCCCTGGTGCTGCGCACCACCCCGGTCCTGTCCCTGACATCGGTGGAACCGCTGCTGACGGGCGGCATCACCTACCCAGTCGACGGCCTGGTCCTGGACCCGGACACCGGTGAGGTGCGCCGCAGGGACGGCGGCTGGTTCCGGGGCCTGCTGCTGTTCACCCTGCAGGCCGGACGCACGGAGGTCACGCCGACGGTCAACCTCGCGGCACGGATGCTCGTCCAGCACCTGTGGCGCACCCAGCACCCCAGCCGTAGCGGGGGCCTGCCCGGTGGCGGCGAGGACTACAGCGTCGGCCAGCCGATCCCCGGGTTCGGCTACGCGGTGCCCAACCGCGTCCTCGAACTCCTCGCCCCGTACCGACTCCCCCCAGGAAGTGCGTAGATGCCATCCCGGATACCCGAAGTGATCGACGCCCTGGTGGCGTTGGGCAAGACCGAGCCCGCGTACGAGCCGAACGGCGACGGCACGCGGGGCGTCATCGTGACGGACGGCCCGGAGGTCTCCGACAACTCGGCACCCGACTGGCTGGTCGTCGGCTTCGACGGCGACGCGAACGGCGACTTCGAGGCTGCGACGTCCGTGGGCGGCTGGTCCGACCTCGGCACCGGCCGCGAGGAGGAGTTCCAGGTCACCGTCGCGGCGATCGCCGACCGCGGTGACACGGACATCTCCGGCGCCCGCCAGCGTGTGTACGAGATCGCCGCACCGGTCGAGGCGTGGCTGCGCGAAGACCCGAGCATCGGCCTGCGCTCCGTCGAGGCGGCCATTGTCGGCACGCGGCTGACGCAGGACCAGACGGACCAGGGCGCCCAGGTCGTACTGCTGCTCTCGGTGGCCGGCCGCGCCTTCACTCTCTCCTAGGAAGGATCGGACGCATGGCTGCACTTGCGACGCAGGTCCCGCCCCTCGCGGGCCTGGCCGTCAACTTCGTCTCGGCGGCCGGAGGCGGGGACACCTGCCTCACTGGGGCCGGGGTCGTGCTGTTGGTGAAGAACGGGGACGCCTCCAGCCACACGGTGACGCTGGCGACGCCCGGCACCGTCAACGGGCTGGCGATCGCCGACCGTGCGGTCCCGGTTGCGGCCGGCGCCACGGAGGCGATCCCCGTCACCGCGGACTACCGCGACCCCTCCACGGGCCGCGCCGCCATCACCTACGACGCCGTCACCTCCATGCAGGTCGCCGTCCTGCGGGTGAGCGTCGGATGAGCGAGGCCACCGTCACGATGACGCACCCCGACTTGCCCGACCAGCCCATCACGGTTCGCGAACAGGCCGTCGCCCCCTACCAGGCCTCGGGCTGGCAGGTCGTCGAGGGCACCCCGACCAAACGCAAGCCCAGGACGGCGGCAACGCGCCGGCGGCAGACAGGAGATGAGAGCTGATGGCAGCAACACCGATCAACGCCAGCATCCGCTACTACCGGCGCGGCACGACCAAGGTCCTGTGGGCCCCGGCGATCGCCAACAAGAACTCCCCGTCCCGCGCGGAGATCAACGCGAGTACGGCGCTGGAGGGCGAGACCGGGGCCATGGGCGGCTGGCAGACCACGTCTGCCACCGTCGGCACCCCGGCCCTCGGCTCGCGGTTTACGCCGGTGGTGGGCGGTGAGATCACCGCGGCGGACAGCTCGCTGACGTTCTGGGCGTCGAAGGACGGCGACGACGTCCGGCTGCTGCTGCAGCGCGAGGATGCCGGGTTCGTCATCTGGATGGACGAGGGCGACGTCGAGGGCCAGACGATGGACGTCTTCCCGGTCACGGTCACCTCGCAGGCCAAGGTCCGCGAGCTCGACTCGGCGGCGCAGATCATGGCGCAGTTCGCCATCACGTCCGAGCCGGCCGAGAACGTCGCGATCCCAGCGGCCTGACCATGGCGGGCTCCGTACAGATCCTCGGCACGGGGCAGCTGATCGAGCTGTCCCGGCGGCTGCGTACGGCGGGCGGTCCGCGGCTGCGGGCCAACACCGCCCGCCGTGTCCGCCGGGCCGCCGAGCCGCTGCAGAGGGACCTGCAGCAGGCGATCCGGTCGGTGGAGCTGCCCGGCTCGGGCCGCAAGACGCGCGGCGGGCCCTCGCCCACCGACCGCCCTCTGCGGGTGGCACTGGCGGGCGCGGTGCGGATCAGCGTCCGCTCCGGTGCCAGCCCGGGTGCGCGGGTGTGGCTGGACCACTCCCGGCTGCCGGACGACATCACCGCGGGACTGGCCGCCAGGATCGACGACGGGCGCCTGCGCCACCCCGTGTTCAGCAACCGGAAGCGCTGGGCGACCCAGTGGGCGCGGCCCTCCGGCTGGTGGACGAAGACGATCCAGGACGGCACACCGCGGATGCGGGACGAAGTCGCACGGGTCCTCGACGACGTACGCCGGGACCTCCAGTGAGAAGAGACAACGGATGATCATCACGTACAAGCCGGGTGGCGACCTCCCGGAGGAGCAGTACACGACCGACGACCTGTCGGCGATCGAGGCGGCCGCCATCGAGGAGGCCACCAACGGCACCGCGTGGCGGCGCATCGAGGACCTGCTGCGCGCGCAGGACCCCACCTCGTTGCGTGCCGTCTTGTGGGCGTTCCGCCGGCGCACCCAACCCGGGCTGGTGTTCAGCGAGTTCGACGTGCCCGGGTGGAAGCGCCGACTGTTCGCGCGGATCGAACGCGTCGAGATCGACGACGTCCTCAACACCCTCGTCACGGAGGCCCTCGCGAACAACGAGGACGCGGCGATCGACTCGATGCTGCCGCACCTGCGCAGGCTCGCCCACGACCAGGCCGACCTCGACGCGGCGCTCGACGCGCTGGGAAAAGGCCACCTGGTAGCGGGCCCGGAGGCCTGAGGGGCCTCGTCCTGGAGTACGAGCCGCTGTTCCTGCACTACCTGAACATGCAGCCCTCCGAGTACGACCGGCTGTCGGTCGACCGGTTCCTGCGCCTGGTCGTGTGGATCGACCGGCACGCCGCCACCAGATGACGAGGGGGTGAGTCGTGGTCGACCGCCTCACCTTCACCCTTGCCGGCCGTGACGAACTGAGCCGGGTTCTCAACAACACCGCGGATGCGTCCGACCGGCTGCGGCTGCGGATGGCCGGCATCACCGGGGATGCCGACGGCCGGCTGCGCGACCTGCAGGGCAACCTCGTCTCCACCGCCGATGCGCAGCGCCGCCTGGATGACCGTACGGGCCTGCTCCGCGGCCGGATGGACGAGCTGTCGACGGCGACCGGCAAGCTGGGCGAGAAGCTCAAGGGAAGCCTGATCAGCCTGGTCCCGGCGGCGATCCCCGCCTCGGCCGCGCTGGCGCAGTCCGCGGGTGTGCTCGCCGGGCAGTTCGGGGCGGTGGCCGTATCGGCGGCCGCCTACGGGCTGGCGCTCAAGCCGCAGATCGCCGCGCTCGGTGAGGCCGTCGACGCGCAGGCCAAGTACGAGGATGCGGTCCGCACCAGCGGCGCCACCTCCGACGAGGCGATCAAGGCGCAGGCCGCCTATCAGCAGTCCCTCGACAAGCTGCCGCCCGCCACCCGTGAGGCCGCGGTCGCGGTGGGGCTGCTGAAGGACAACTATCAGAAGTGGTCCGACTCCCTCGCGGGCGACGTGATGGCCCCGTTCAACAAGGGCGTGGCGATCGCCAACGACCTGCTGCCCAAGACCACGGGTCTGGTCAAGGGCGCGTCGACCCAGTTCGACCGGCTGATCACCGAACTCGGCGGTGCCGTCGAGACACCGGGCTTCGACAAGCTCACCGGCAAGTTCACCGACTTCGCCGACAAGACGATGGACCACGCCGTCGACGAGCTGAACATCTTCCTCGCCAAGCTCGACGCCGGTGAGATCGGCGGCGACTTCGAGAAGTTCCTCGACTACGCGAAGGCCAACGGGCCCGCCGTGTGGGACACCCTGCGCAACGTTGCCGACGCGCTGATCAACGTGCTGCAGGCCGGATCCGATGTCGGGGTCGGCATGCTCGACGTGGTCAACGCCCTGTCGGGGATCGTGGCCGCGGTACCGCCCGAGGCGATCGCGGACATGCTGCAACTGGCCATCGCCATCAAGGCCGTGAAACTCGCGGCGGCCGGCGCGGGCGCGGCCCGGGCCGCGCTCCTCGCCCTGGGCCTGCAGATCGCGGTCATGAACTCCACGTCCGCCGCCACGCCCGGTCTCATCGCCGGGGTGCGCGCCGCGATCATGGGCCTGTCCACCACCGCCAAGGTGGCGATCGCCGGGACAGGGCTGGGCCTCCTGCTGATCGGGCTGAGCGAGTTGTCCAGCCGCAGCCAGAAGGCGCCGCCGGACGTCGACAAGCTGACCACCAGCCTGAAGATCTTCGCCACGACCGGCAAGGTCTCGGGCGAGGCCGCGCGGTCCTTCGGCAAGGACCTGTCCGGACTCGGCGACAGCCTGGAGAAGATCACCGACCCCAAGGGGATCGACAAAGTCCAGCAGTCGATCATCTCGTTTTTCGGGACCGACTCGACGCCGATCAAGAACGCGAAGGAGGACGTCGACGCCTTCGACAAGTCGCTGGCCAGCCTGGTCTCCGGCGGCAACGCCACGATGGCCGCGGCCGCCCTGCAGGACACCATCGACAAACTCGACGCGCAGGGCAAGGACACCAGCAAACTCCGCGGCCAGCTCGACGACTACAACGACGCACTGGCAGGGCAGGCCCTCGAACAGCGGCTGGCGGCCGAGTCGATGGGCCTGTTCGGTGAGCAGGCCCAGGCAGTGCAGGCCAAGCTCAACGACCAGAAGCAGAGCGCCGACGGCTTGCGCCAGTCGATCCAGGCCCTCAACGACGTCAACCGCCAAGGTCTCTCCGGGATGATCGGGTTCGAGGCCGCCATCGACGCGTCGACGAAAGCCGCGCAGGAGAACGCCGGCGTCCTCGACATGCGCAACGGCCAGCTGACGCTGACCACGGACAAGCAGCGCGCCGCCGCCACGGCGCTGAACGATCTCGCGGCCAAGACCGACGAGGCCACCGCGTCCGCACGTGAGTCGGGGGCCTCCTGGAAGGAGGTCAACGAGGTCTACGAGCGCGGCCGCCAGGCGCTGGTCAAGAGTGCCGAGCAGATGGGCCTGACCAGGGCCGAGGCCAAGAAGCTGGCGGACCAGATCCTCAGCACGCCCGACAAGACGGCCAAGCTCAAGGGCAACATCGAGGACCTGCAGGCGAAACTCGCGGACGCCAAGAAGCGGCTGGCCTCCGTGCCGGACTCCCGTAAGGCGAAGGTCCGCGCGGACATCGCCCAGCTGCAGGCGCAGATCGCCGAGGCCAAGCGGCAGCTGGCGATCCTCAACGGCACCACCGTGACCGTGTACATCAACGGCAAGGCGACCGGCGTCAATGCCTCCGACTACTACTCGCAGGGCCCGCACAAGGCGCGCGGCGGACTCATCGGCCGCGCGTTCGGCGGTCCGATCCCCGGGCTCGCGAGCGGCAGCGGACTGCTGAGCGGCCCGGGCACCTCGACCTCGGACTCGATCCTGCTGTGGGGCAGCGCCGGCGAGTACATGGTCAAGGCCGCAGCGGTCGACAAGTACGGGCTGAAGTTCATGGAGTCCGTCAACGACGGCACCCTGCCCGTCGGCAGAGCGGCGCCAAGGGCAGGGCTGCCCGCGGCGACGACGGCGGCCGCGGCCGCTGGTAGCGACCGGGCGCAGGTGACGTACAACGTGTACCCGCGTGCGTCCGTGATCGATGTGGAGGACCTGCAGCTGATCCAGCGGCAGGAGGAGGCGCGTCAGCGTGTGGGGAGGGCGAGGTAAATGCCCCTGGTCACAGCACCGGTCACCACCACCCCGACGGAACCCACACCGCCACCGGTCGAGGTGCCCGAGATCGGATACGCGGTCATCACGTACATCGACCCGACCGGTACACGGTGGCCGATGACCGACCTGTCCGCCCAGTGGTACACCCTGGCCGAGGGCGTGTCCGGGCTCGGCGCGAGCCCGTACGTGCTGACGTCGGACGATCACCCCCGGGGTGGTGCGCGGCTGCGGCACGTGCAGCCGCAGGCCCGCACGATCGTGTGGCCGGTGCTCGTCAAGGGCGCCGACCACACCGGGTTCACCGCGAACTGGCGGGCGCTGGCGCGCGCGTTCACCCGCACGCTGCGCCGCCAGCCGGACGGCTCCTGGTCGCCGGGCGTCCTGGAGGTGGCGCGCCCGGACGGCACGGTGCGCACGATCAGCGTGTACTACTCCAGCGGCTGGGAGGGGCGCGGCCAGACCGCGACCGGCATCACGTGGGACTCCGCGGTCCTCACCCTGTGGTGCGAGGACCCGTACTGGGCCGACGCCGACCCGGTGGTCGTGCACCGGGAGACGGCAACACCCGAGGACTACCTTGACCCGTTCCCCTCGGTCTCCTCCAGCCAGGTCCTCGGCGCGACCACCGTCGACAACCCGGGCGACGTCGACGTATGGCCGACCTGGGTGATCACCGGCCCGGCCTCGGCGATCGAGTTCACCCGGGAGGACACCGGAGAATCCTTCACCCTCGACATGACAGCCACCGACCACGGCGCCCTCCTGGACGGCGAGACGGTGACGATCTCCACCGACCCGCCGCGCGTGCGCTCCGGCACCGGCGAGAACCTCGTCGCCGGACTCAACTGGCCGACGGCCGTCCTGTGGAGTCTGCCGCCGGGGCCGACGCCGGTCACCTTCCAGCTCGACGGCGCCGCCTCGGGCAGCGCCGTCGACCTCGTCTTCCACCCGAGGTACGAGACGGCATGACGATCCAACTCCTGGTCACCGACCGCAACTTGAACTTCCTCGGCGACCCGCTCGACGGGTGGACCAAGCTGGCGTGCGACCTGAATTTCAACGCCCCCGCGTCCGGGTCCCTCACGCTGCCGGCGCGCCCGCAGTACGTCGAACTCCTGCAGCCCGGCAACCGGCTCGTCATCATCCGCGATGAGGTGATCTGGTGTGCGGGGCCGCTGGAGGAACCGCAGAATTTCACGTGGGACCTGAGCACGAACGCCGGGTACGGCACGATCACCGCCAACTTCACCGACGACCTCGCGCGGGTGGCCGGCTACGTCACCTACCCGCAGCCCGACCACGAGTTCACCGACCAGCTCACGGCCGTCAACTGGACGCGGGACATCAACACGACGAACGCCGAGGTGATCATTCGCACCCTCGTCGACGAGAACTGTGGCCCGGGCGCCTTGACGGTCCGGCAGATCGAGCGCCTGGTCCTCGACGACGTCGCCGGGGTCGGCGGCACGCGGACGATCAGCACGCGGTTCGAGGCGCTGCTCGACGTCTGCCGTACCGCGGCCGCCACGGACGGGCTGGGCTTCCGTACCCGCCAGGTCGGTGCCGAGATCCGGTTCGGCGTATACGCGCCCGCCGACCGCACCGGCACAGCACGCTTCTCCGCCGGGCTGGGGAACCTGCGGTCGGTCGGCTTCACGCTGGGCGCCCCGCTGGCGACGAGCGAACTCGTCATGGGCGGCAACGACCCCGCCGAGGCCGCGACCCCGCCCAACACCCGCGTCTACGTGGAGATCGACGCGGCCGACGCGACCACCGACTGGTACCGCGTCGAGAAGCTGATCGACATGACCGGCACCGAGGACGACTCCAAGGGCCAGCTCACCATGGCCGGTGTCTTCGCCCAGGGCGACGACGGCCCGCAGGCCAGCCTCGCCACCGTGACGATCGACACCGCGGACCTCCGGGCCGGCCGCGACTACGGCCTCGGCGACAAGGTCACCGTCGTCCTGCCCACCGGCCTGGAGGTCGCGGACATCGTCCAGACGATCCGCCTCGAAGCCACCCCCAAGGACGGCGAGGTCGTCACCTCCGTCATCGGCAACTCCGACAAGACCACCAGCTCGGCGATGGTGCGCCTGGTGCGCGACCTCGACCGCCGCCTGGGACGACTGGAAGCGAGGTAGCAGCGTGGCCCAAGACAGCTGGCCAAGCCCGGGCCACAACGACCGGACCGTCACCGATACCGAATACGAACAGATCGCCAGCCGTTTCAGCGACGACGGTGTCGACGGAACCCCCTCCGACACCCAGGTCGTCACGGCCGGGGGCGGCCTGACGGTGACCGTCCGCTCGGGCGTCCACGCCTCACTGCGCGGGCACGCCTGGTACTCCGGCGCCAGCGCCGTCACCCTGTCGATCGCCGCGAACAGCTCGGGCTCGACACGGGTCGACTGGGTGGTGCTGCGCCTGGACCGCTCCGACTGGACGGTCAAGGCCGCCATCCGGCAGGGCACCGCCGGCAGCGGGGCCCCGGCGCTCGTACAGGATCCCGCCGACACCGGCGTCTACGAGATCCCCCTCGCCCAGGTGACGCTGCTGTCCGGAGCCTCCTCGGTCACCGTGACCCGGACCGAGCTGTACGCCGGCACCCGCATCCGGCCCTGCACCTCGACGACACGCAACCCCGTGCCCCGCCCCGGCGAGATGGGCTTCGAGACCAACACCGGCCGCATGGTGCTGTGGACGGGCAGCAGCTGGACCAGAGTGTTCGACAACTCCGGTGTCGTCAGCGTCAACTCCGCCCTCTCCACGTGGAGCAACGAGACAGAGAGCGTCCTCGAAGCGCGCAACGGCAGCGTCCACCTGCGCATGGGGAGCTTCACCCGGACCGGGGGCGCGTTCACCGGGGCGTCCACGTCCCGGCTGCCCGTACTCGTCCCGCCCGACTACCGGCATCCCTCCCGGGACCAATACGCCATCTGCTACATCAGCGGCCTGGAGATCGGCCGCATCACGATCTACTCGTCGACCAGCACCACACCAGGACAGGCCTTCCTCACGCAGCATCCCGACATCCACACGGGCGACTCCGTCCTGGCCGGCGGCATCAGTTGGGCGGTGAGCTGATGAGGTACCAGTTCGGTGCTGGCATAGCCGACTTCGTCGTGACACCGTCCGACAGCCTGTGGGCGGTCGGCCAGAACGCGGCCATCACCTTCTGGTCGGCAGCACACGACGGCACCCAGTACACCGACCTCCTGGACGCCTCGGGCAACCCGGCCACGTCGGTCACATCCGACACCTACGGCGCCGTGCCCTCCTTCTACGGCCCCGACGAGATCGCCGGCATGTGGGCCGAGGCCGGCGGCGGCAGCACCCGGGCATGGATGACCGCCCGCGACGCCTACGCACAGTCCTCCAGCACCGCACTGGAAACCGCCGGCCTCTACGTGCGGCCCGGCTGGGGCCAGTTCTGGCGCGCGGCCCGGGGCTCGGCCGACACCTCCGCGACCGTGGCCGTCATCGGCGGCAGCAGCACGATCGGCTTCTACGCCTCCGACCTGGTCACGCAGAACTGGCCCGCCCGCCTCGCCACGTCCCTGCAGTCCATGTACGGAGACGGCGGCAGCGGGTTCCGCTCCGCGCTGTTCTCCGCGAACGGGATCGCCGGGCAGGACGCGGCCGCCATCACGGCCTGGACCGCCACCGGCAGTCTCGTCGTCCAGTCAGGGACCTGGAGCATGGGCGGCTACGCGGCCGGGCCCGGCTGGGGCTACACCTACAGCAGCACCGCCAACGACTACGTGACGTTCACCGTGCGCGGGACATCGGCGGTCATCTACACGCTCGGCTCGGACGGCGGCCGCGCCTCCTGGGCCTACAGCGTCGACGGCGGCAGCGAGACCACCGTGACCGACACGGCCACGACCGGCCTGGCCGTACGGACCCGCGCGATCACCGGCCTGTCCGCCGGCAGCCACACCGTAAAGATCCGGCATGCGGGCACGACGGGCCAGTACCTGTCCGTCCTCGGCGTGGCCGGCGCCAACGCCGCCGGGGTGGTCCTCAACAACTTCGGCAGGAAGAACGCCGTCGCCTCCGACTACAACGTCACCCTGCGGACGGGATGGAACGGCGGCCCCAACTACCCGGCAGATCTGGTGGTGTACGCGGTCAGCCCCGAGGACGTCACCTCCGGCCTGAGCGCGGACGACTGGGCCGCGCAGACCCGCCAGCACCTGGCCAACATCCGCGACGGCGGCAGCCTCACCGGCGCCACCGACCTCGTCCTGGTCCTCCCGCACATCGGCACCGCCGACTCGCTCGGCTGGCGCTACCAGGACTACGTCGACCGCGCGCACTCCCTGGCCATCGCGCACGAGGCCGCCCTCGTCAACCTCTGGGCGCTCGGCCGCAACTCCTGGAACTACTGGCAGTCCCTCGGCTTCTGGGGCGACCCGACGTCCCCGGGTACCGCGGGCACCGATGCCGTCCAGATGTCCGACGCCGGCCACGCCTACACCGCGTCCGTGATCAGCGCGCTGCTGAAGAGCTAAGGAGGCCAGCACATGGCAACAACGCAGGTCGCCCAGGTGATCGCGGTCGCCCGGTCGCAGGTCGGCTACCGGGAGGGCTACGCCGAGGGCGGCTGGACCAACATCGTGAGGTACGCCCTGGAGGTGCCCGGCCTGTCGGGCTATCAGGGCCAGTCGTGGTGCATGACCTACACCAGCTGGGTGGCCATGCGCGCCGGCGTGCCGTCCCTGTTCCCGCGCGGCGTGGACTGCAGCGCGGGCGTCGCTTGGTTCACGGCCGCGTCCCGATGGTCCTACTACCCGGCGCTCGGCGCCCAGGTGTTCTACGGCTCCGGCGGCAGCGAGCACACCGGCATCGTCTACGCCTACGACGCCACCTACATCTGGACCATCGAAGCCAACACCAACGACAACGGGTCGTTGGAGGGTGATGGCGTCTACCTGCGGAAACGCAAGCGGACGGACAGCGTCGTCTACGGGTACGGCTTGCCGGCCTACGCGGAGGGCGTCATCACCGCGGACGTCGCCCTCTCCGGAGTGGCCGGCTACACCTACGCCACCGCCAACACCGGCCCGGGCCCGGCATCGCTGCTGCGGGCTGCGCTGCTCGCCGGGAACCTCACCGCCGACAGCGTCTCCGTCGGCGGCCCGCTCACCGCGGGCGGAGTTGCCGTCCAGCAGGACAGCCA